CTACAGACGCACCCGCCGCTCAATCGCGATAGCCAGCCCCTGGATCGCGTCTCTCGTACAGTTCACGGGCGCGTACTTCGGGTTGTCCTTGTGCAGGCGAATCCTTCCCTCTCCCTCATCAAAAAGGCGGGCGAGGGTGCAGCCGCCACCGGCTTCTTGTGTGAACCGAACAAAGACGATGGTGCCGTTGGTCAGCCGTGGATCGGCCTTGTAGGGGTCGACTGGCGACAGCACGAGCTGATCGCCATTGCTCAGCGCCGGCTGCATCGAGTCGCCCACAACGATCACGGCGAATGCGTTGGGATCGGTGATCAGCCCGAAGTCGATGTACTCGAAGCCTTGGCCAGAGTCGACGCCGTATTCCTCGTAGTCGATGATCTGGCCGGCCGGCGCTCGGTTGATGACCGGGATACCGTTTCCGCCACGGGTCCGTGGCACGGACCACTGACGCCACTGCTCATCGAAGTCCACCACGCTCATGCCGAAGGCTTCCGCGAACTTGAAGCGCTCGGCGGCACGAACGCGGGTCTGTCCTGATTCGCGGCGTGCGATATTGGTGCGGTCGAGCCCGACCTTCTCGCCAAGCTCGGCCTGCGTCCAACCGTGCTCCTCGCGCAGTCGCTTCACGACTTGGCCTATGGCAGACATGGTTCATTCTCCAGCACCTGACAGCACTATGTCGCACGATCCCGGCAACACGACTTGCATGCGCTGGATTGTGCGGATACATTACACCCTAACAGTTACCGTACGTCAAGTGCCTGATTGTGTGGGGGATTGACGATGGCCGGCGAAACCTGTGGATCAGCGCAAGTCCCAACCGCCTCTTCACCGTCCGTTGGAAGCGTCCTGACGGATGAAATCCTGCTCCAGATCTGCCGGATCAGGCTTGACGAAGCGGAATCGATGCTGGAGCAGATGGCTGATCTGCGTTCAATTCCACAGATTCTGGGCCACGACCCAGACCATTCTTTGCACCTTGGGCTGGCTGTGACGATCGTCACCTCAGCCTTGGGTCAGGTGCCGCGGCACAATCCCGTCCATCTCCCGTTTGGATACAGCGGCCCACGCGTCCAATCCCACTACTGGATTGACCAAACCACCGTAGACCGGGTAACCAAGCAGATCGTGGGTTTGGTCTTCCATGATCGTGATCCGGACGCGATCGCGGTCACCATCGAGCATGCCATCACCGAGGCGGTGCGACTGGGTTTCGTGGACCAGAAGCAGTACGACGCCTGGCAACCTGGCATGGCGAGCGGGTCGGGTTGGCGCTACGCGCTGATGGCCACGCCCTACGGCGTGACCAAGGCTCGCGCCGCGCGCCAGGCTCGCAGCAACCAACCCAGTAGAGCCTCGAGTGCCAGCGTCCTGCCCAAGGCGCAGGTGACAACCTCTGAGATCGTCACCACACCGACCACGCCTCCTTCGCTGCCAGTACCTGATCATCAGGCGGTCGTGGCCGCATCCGGTGAGACTTTCGAATGGGCGCGCCAGGCCGAGCTGGTGCGGGCGACGAACCAAGTGCTCGGCAGTGACATGCTGAACAAGGGCGTTCTGTCGCGTGCGAGCGCGTCGCGGAAGATCGAGAGCAACGGCAAGACTGGACCATGCTCGCGCATCCGCGTCGCCAGCTTTCTGGTCTGGGTGGTCCGGCAGTTCAGCCTTGGGACCGACGAGCAGACGCAGATTCGCAACGCCATCATTGGCGAGATCAACTCACGCAAGCCCTGATTTCTCGATCCAATCAGGGTCTGGATGTCGTTGACCGAACAAGGTCGGCACGCGCCTCCTGCGCGCAGCCACCAGATTGCGCGAGCGAGTCGCGCCGCCGATTGAGTTGCGCCGGCACATTTTTTCACGCGGCCTGAACGCTGTCGCACCTCCACGAAGCCTCAACTCCGGCGCAACCCATTGCCTCAGGCGTTGCGCTTTGGTTGCGCCAGCAAAACGTCGTGGAAACTGACCCCATGAACGCGGCCGTCGAAGCGGCTGCACCACAACGTTCATGGAGCGTCAACCATGCAGAAGCGGGACCTGTCGCCATCTCATCAACGTCTGATCCGCGAATGCCAGCGGATCAACTTTGGCCGGCTGGAGCGCCTGCACGTTCGTGACGGTCGCCCCGTCTTTGATCCGCCCCCGAAGGTGGTGCGCGAAGTGAAGTTTGGCGGCGAGAACGGGCCGCGCCCGGAAATCGGCTCTTCCGATTTTGAACTCAAGTCACAGGCCAGGGAGCTGATCGCCCAGTTGGAGGCGCTGGGCGATGGCATTGTCAGCTCGATCGAGATCAAGCACGGCCTGCCTTTTCGGATGACGGTCGAGGAGGTGTGCGCCTAAGAGGGGTGGCCTCCCAGGTTCCTGTTCAACGTTGATCTGAAGTCACAGCACAACCAACCGGCCACGAAGTGGAGGCGTTGTGGGTGCCGCAGAAGCGGCAATCCTGCAACGCCTCCACTGCTGTGGTCGCAGCTCCTGTCGGCATCCACGCGACGCCTCCCGGGCCAACGGGAGATTTTCCAAGTGGAATCCAAGCACAGCATCCATGATTTCGACGGGTTCGCGTTCAACATGGTCAACATCAAGGCGACGCATCTGGTGCGTAGCGCCGGCTTCCCCCTCGACGAGATCGAGGACATCAAGCAGGACATGCTGCTGGACCTGCTGGAGCGGCTGCCGAAGTTCGATCCCAGCAAGTCGAACTTCAAGTTGTTCGTCACCTGCGTCATTGACCGCAAGGCTCGCAACCTGATCCGGCATCGCCAGTCCGAGATGCGGGATCGTCGTCGCGAGGAGTGTTCGCTCAACGACGAGGTGCGACTCGGCATCAACCAAGACCCCGTCCAACGCTACACCCTGATGGACAACGACGACGCGGATATTCGCATCGGCAGGCATCGGCAAACGGCGGAAGAGCGGCATCACCTCCAGATGGATGTCGAAGAGGTCCTGGAGAAGCTGCCGGCAGAACTGCGGCGGGCCGCCGAGCTCCTGCAGACGATGTCGGTGACACAAGCCGCTCGCGCGATGGGCGTGCCGCGGCGCACGTTCCGTGAGAAGCACCTGGTTCAACTTCGTGAGGCGCTCGCTGACTACAGCCAGGATTGAGTGGGATGTGAGATTTGTTCCGCCCGTTTTCCCCTGGGCCGGGTAATCGACTTACTGCCCCCCAGGGGAAAACGGCGGACAACCTTACGCGAGTGACCCCCATGGATCTGAACATCGACCTCAACGTTCTGGAGACCGAGCCGGCCGAGGAATACCACGCGCGGGCGAATCAGTTCCTCAGCAGCCACCAGTTGCTCGACTTCATGAAGTGCCCGTGGCTGCATCGCAAAAAGGCGATCGGGCTGATCAACGATGCGGAGTCAACAAGCTACCTGATCGGCCGCGCTGCCCACGTGCGGATTCTCGAGGGACGCGACGCGTACGAGGCGGCGTTTGCCCTCGGCGGCCCGCTCAATCCGCGGACCGGCAAGCCATTCGGCACCGGCACCAAGGCGTTCCTGGAGTGGGCCGAGATTCAGGGCAAGCCGGTGCTGGCGCAGGAGCACGTTGAGCTGATCGAGCAGATGGCCTGTGGCGTGGCCATGAACAATGAAGCGGTGGATTTGCTGCTGTACGGCCGGGCCGAAGGCGTGGTGCGAGCCGAGTACTGCGGCGTGCCGTGCCAGATCCGGATCGACTGGGTCCACCCGCATCGTGGAATCGTGGACCTCAAGACCTGCGACGACCTGACCTGGTTCGAGGCCGACGCCCGGCGCTTTGGCTACCACCGCCAGATGGCGTTCTACCGCGCCGTGCTGGCCCAGGTGCTGGATGCCCTGCAGGTGCCGGTCCATCTCACGGCCGTGGAGAAGAAGGAGCCTTTCCGCTGCGGTGTCTGGCGCGTCAGCGACGACACGCTGACGCTCGCGCAGCGTGAGAACGAAGCGGCGATCCGGCGACTGATCACGTGCCGCAAGCAGGACGTGTGGCCGACCGGCTACGAGGAGATCCGCGTCCTGGACGTGGCGTAAACCCCTGCATTTCTCCGTGCGCCCGTGCGGCTTGTGGCGGGTCCGAAAGCAAGCGACGGCCACCCCCGGGCGCATCTTTCGGCAGGTTCGGAACAGCCCGGGGGCGAGGGATCAAAACCTCGCCCCCGGCGCGGGTGGGTTCGACTCCCACGCCTGCCGCTTCACTCGATCTTTGGAGCACTGACACATGTTCCAGAACTATCGATCCACCGACCCACCCACCTCCGTCATGGCCGGCCAGTTCGTCAACAGGTCCGGCGTAGCACGCGTCCAGCGCGAGATGTGTTTCGACGCGGTGCAGCGCCGGCCGGGTCTGACCGCCCGGGAGATCGAGGCGGAACTCGGAATCAAGGCGCACAAGCGGCTGCCCGAGCTGCGCCACGCGGGGCTGATCGACAACGGCCCCATGCGCACCTGCACCGTCAGCGAACGTCAGGCTCTGACCTGGCACGTGACCCCCAACCCCAAGCCTGTCAACGGAGACCTGGCATGACTCTGCTGCAGAAGATTCACCAAGGCCGCCGCCACACCCCGCCGCGCATTTTGATCTACGGCACCGAGGGCATCGGCAAATCGACCACGGCGTCGCAATCGCCCAAGCCCATCTTCGTGCCCACGGAAGATGGCCTCGACCAGATCGACTGCGCCAGCTTCCCGCTGGCCAAGTCGCTGGCCGACGTGCGGACGGCGTTGGGCGAACTGCTGCGTGACGATCACGAGTTCGAGACCGTGATCCTCGACAGCGCCGACTGGCTGGAGCGCCTGATCTTCGACGCCCTGTGCGAGCAGTACGGCGTCAACAGCATCGAGAAGGTCGATGGCGGATATGCCAAGGGCTACACGCACGCGCTGACGCACTGGCGTGCCATCCTCAACGACCTGGACCAACTCCGGAACCAGCGCGGGATGTGCGTGATTCTGCTGGCCCACGCCAAGGTCGAAACCTTCGCCGATCCCGAGCATCCGGCCTACGACCGCTACTCACCGCGCCTGCACAAGCACGCCACGGCGCTGATCACCGAGTGGGCCGACGCCGTGCTATTCGCCACACGGAAGATCATCACCAAGACCCAGGACGGCGGTTTTGGGCGCGAGCGCACCATCGCCGCCGGTCTGGGCAAGGACGCTTCCGGGGGTGGCGGTGAGCGCGTCCTGCGCACCATCGGCAGCCCTGCCTGTGTAGCCAAGAACCGTTACGACCTGCCCGCTGAACTGCCCCTCTCATGGCCTGCCCTGATGCAGGCGCTGACCCAGTCTTCCGTCACCCCCACCAACACGGAGGTCTGATCCATGGCCGCCACGCTCACGACCCGCCCGAGTGAGTCGGTGAGGATCTGCTCCGTCTGTAAACGAGAGCTTTCCCTTTCGGAGTTTAGCCGACATCTCGGCCGCAAAGACGGCCGGGCGTCCCGATGCAGGGAATGTAACGCGGCGCACGGGCGGCAGTGGTACCGACGCAAACAGGAAATCACCGGCGGGTTGTATTCGACCTGGGTCGCGATGAGGGCGCGATGCCATAACCCGAAGCACGACAGCTTCCCAAGCTATGGCGGCCGCGGAGTTGAAGTATGCCGGGAGTGGCGCGAGAGCTTCGAGTCCTTTGAAGCGTGGGCCCAACAGAACAACTACAAGCCCGGCCTCCAGATCGACCGCATTGGCAACGACAAAGGCTACTCACCTGACAACTGCCGCTTCGTGTCGGTGAAGGAAAACATGCAGAACAAGCGCCCACGCACCCGTTGCATTCGAACCAATCCCACGCTCTGCGAACGCGATGTGCGGGAGATCCGAGAACTTCTTGCTGGTGGCGTTCCACAAAGAGCCATCGGCCACAGATTCCGTGTGACCCACGGGACCATCGGTGCGATCAAGCGTGGACTCACGTGGAGCAACATTCACTAACCCGAAGAAAGGAAGGCGATCACAATGGCCAATCTTGGCAATTTCAATGCGCACGACGTGGAACCCATCGCGCCCTACGAAACCCTGCCCGCGGGCAAGTACCTGGCGGCCATCACCAACACGCAGATGAAGCCCACGGCCAAGGGCGACGGCAGCTACCTCGAGATCGAGCTGTCGGTGCTCGACGGTGAATTCCGGGGACGCAAGGTCTGGGACCGGCTCTGCACCAACCACCCCAACGCCACCACGGTGAAGATCGCCCGGGGCAAGCTGTCGGCCATCTGCCACGCGGTCGGCGTCATGCAGCCGCGCGACAGCGTCGAGCTGCACAACATCCCGCTCGTCGTGACCGTCAAGGTGAAGCGGCGCAAGGACAACGACGAGCTGGCCAACGAGATCAAGGGCTACGAGCCCAAGTCGGCCATCAGTGCCGCCAAGCCGACGACCGCGAACCCCGCTGCGCCGCAGGCACCCGCTGTCAGCAACACGCCGCCGTGGAAGCGATGAGGAGACCACAACCGTGAGCACCCACGACGATGACATTCCGACCGCGCACGTGGTCGAGATCGTCGAGACCTGGAACGGCGCGCCTGGCCGCACGTTCTTCGCCATCTACGATCCGGACTTCGGCCACTGGATGAGCACCGAGCCGTTTGACGGCCTGATCTGGACGAAGGACTACCGCTGCCGCCGGCAGTTTGAAAGCCGCAAGGAAGCGACTCTGGAGTTGACGGAGTTCCTTGCATGGCAGGAGCAGCAGGACGCCGGTGACGACCTCACCGACGAGATTCCCTGGGATCGGGAGGCGGTATGAAGCTGGCGCAGCCTTATCCCCCGTCGATGGCCCCTTGCTCGTGTCGCTGCCGAGACCGTATGGATGTCACCGAGGCGGGAGTTGGGTTGCGCGAGGACCCCCGCGCCCTCCGTGGCCTCTCGGCGGAGCTAAGCGGCAACGGTCCACGTAAGCCGCCGACGGGCGGACGCATCGCGTTGGCGATGGACGCGTTTCCACCCGATCCGGGTCGTCGGGACCTCGACCTGAATGGATCAAGGAGGTTCGATTGGTCGCTCAACTGACATGTGCGGGTTGCGGTGAGTGCGTCGATCGAACAGCACCGACTCAGAAGTATTGCCGCGGCTGCTCTGAGAAGCGGGACCTGCATCGCAAACGTTTGTGGGCGCGGGCGAACCCTCGGTCTGCAGCGAAGGCAGAACGGAGCCTGCTGCAACGCCATGTTCGAGTGGAACGCGCCAGAGAGGCCGGGATCGACGCCAGCAGAGCTGCTGCGCATGGCATCGCATGGTCTGACCCCGAGGGCCCCGAACTGCTATGGCACGTCCGAGTTGCTGTTCCCTTCAGCTACGCAGCCTCCAAGAACCACATCTACACGCTACGTCGCAGCGGGCACATCGCCTTGAGACGAGAGTCACGGCAGATTCGTCAGGCAATCACGGCCGCCCTGCGTGCGGGCCTGCATTGCATGCCGATCGTTCACAACAAGGTCTGGATCGACATCCTGGTCCAAAAGCCCAACCACAAGGGCGATGCCGTAAACGTCGTCGACTTGGTGTGCGACGCCGTAAAGGACGCCATGGACCGCGTTGACGATCGGTGGTTCTGCATTCGTCGCCTGGACTGGGAAGTCGTCAAGAACAACCCAAAACTGTTCGTGGGCGTCGGCCAGGACAGAGGCGAGGATTGCCAGGTCTGTTCGTATTGCGGGCAAATCAAGGCCCTTTCCGAATTCAACGTCGCGCGGAACCAACCCCTGGGTGTCGGGCGCGAATGCAAGGCGTGCCGCCGCGCCGGTCGGGTTCTAGCCAATCAGGAGAACAACTGAACCATGAACACCCGAGGCCGCATCTACATCGCCGGTCCCATGACCGGCATTGCCAACCACAACTTCCCGGCCTTCGACGCCGCTGCGCGACGGCTGGAGAAGCTGGGGTGGGAGGTCGTCAATCCCGCCGACAACTTCGGCGGCAAGACCAACCTGCCGCGCAAAAGCTACCTGCGCATCGATGTCGCGCTGCTACTGCAGTGCGACGCCCTGGCCCTGATCCCGGGCTGGGAGCAGTCCGCCGGTGCGCGGCTGGAGTACCTCCTGGCCCGCGAGTTGGGGTTGCCCATCCACGACGCCCGTGACGGTCTGCCGCTCCCCACCTTGCCGAGCGCCGTCGCCGTGCTGGGCTGTCGAGCCGCCGGGACCGAGGACGACATCCTGTCCGAAGCGCGACGCCTGACCTCCGGCACCCGGCACAGCGACTACGGCCATCCCCGGGATGATTTCGCCCGCACGGCGCAGATGTGGACCGGCGTCCTGGCCGAAAAGCTGCGGCCCGGCTGCTCCGTGACGGCCATGGACGTGCCACTGTGCATGGTGGCGGTCAAGCTCGCCCGGCAGGCCCATCGTCACAAGCGCGACAACCTGGTGGACATCGCCGGCTACGCCCGCACGGCGGCCATGGTCGCGGGGGAGGAATGATGCCGCACCCCAGTCACCATTGCGCCAAGACCATGCTCGCCTTCGGCGACGTGCACATCCCGCACCAGAACCCGCTCGCGCTGGAAGTGTTCTGCCGGGCGGCTGAGCGGATCAAGCCTGACCTCATCGTCTGCCTGGGCGACGCGCTGGACTGCGGCCAATTCTCCAGCCATCCGCCGACGCATGGCGTGCCGGAGACCGACTACCAGGACGATCTCAAGGCGGCCAACGCACTGTTGGATCGCGTCCAGGCCTGCTGCAACCGCCTGGTCATGGTCGAGGGCAACCACGAGTACCGGCTCGACCGCTGGGCGGCGCAGACCAGCGAGGGGCGCGGGGCGTACTCCATGCTCGCGCCCCGGCTGCAACTCACTCGCGGCAGATCGCAGTTCACCTACGTGCCTTATGGCTCCGCCACGGCCCGGTATCCGCACTACGCGGTCAACAGCCGCATCATCGCGGTGCATGGCTGGTCGTATGCCCGGCACGCCACCAAGAACCACCTGCAGATGAGCCAGGGCAAGAGCGTGATCCACGGGCACACGCACCGCGCCGACTCGAGCATCATCCAAAACATCTGGTCGCCCGGGAACGTCATCCAGGCCCGCAGCGGCGGGTGCCTGTGCAAGCCGATCCCGCTCTATGGCACGGGTCGGCCCGTCGAGTGGGTCAACGGATTCATCCTGGGCTACCTGGGCCGGCGCAGCGACACGCTCTACACCATCCCGATCTTGAATGATCGCTGCATCCTGCCGGACGGCGCGGAGGTGGCGGCGGGCAAATTTCCAATGACGAATGCGATCTCAGGAGTCGCGGAATGACGCCAGATGCTTTCGTATCAAACGTCGAGAGAGGCGACGAACGCGTCGGGGCTAAGCACCGGCAAGTCGGCAGCGCGATAATCGCGCAGATCGCGCGTCACGATGCAGTCTGCATTACCGCGAATGGCGCAGTGATACTGGATCGCATCCTCGAAGTCGGGCAGCGGAGAATCCAAAGCCTGAGAGATGATCTGAGCGTCGACCGGGATAACTTCAAACAGGCCGCGCATCAGCTTCATGCCTCGCAAGGCAGTACGGGCGTTCGACGCGCGGCGCAGAAGGTAATAGACGGTTGTGAAGCTGTCGGCGGAGATCAAGCCTGTGATGCGGCCCGTCTCAACCGCCGACCAGACCTTGGCGGCATCATTAAGAAACGGATCGCGCTGACCGAGCACGTCGAGCAGGATGTTGATGTCCAGGAGTGGCCGTCGCATTATTTGCCATACCTCTCGGCGAGGGCCTCCTCGATCAACTGTCGGTCAGACTTGTCGGCAGGCAGTTTGGCCAGACCGATCGCCCTGCGCGTCATAGGGCCTAGCTTGGCGCGGTCCGCGTCGGTACCAGCGGAAACCGATTCGACGAATTGGCTGAACATCGCCGAGACGCTGGTGCCGCGATCCTCGGCAATCCGCTTGGCTTTCTCGATCACGTTCCTGTCCACGCTAAGGGTCAATTTGACCATGGCACCGCTCCTGCACGTGTACTTGTTGCGTAATTGTACGTATGGGCGATGCCAGAGGCAAGATTTGTCTTCGGGACAGGCGGTGGCACGATGATGCAATCTGCCACAAGTGCATCAGAGCGGATCACCCTGCGCCCGTACCAGGCCGAGGCCATGGCGGCGGTCTACCAGCACCTGCGCACGCGTGATGACAATCCGTGCGTGGTCTTGCCAACCGCGTCGGGCAAGACGCCGGTCATGGCCGCCATCTCGCGCGACACGGCCACGCAGTGGGCCGGCCGCATTCTCATTCTGGCCCACGTCAAGGAGCTGCTCGAACAGGCCGTGGACAAGCTGCACGCCATGGCCCCGGACCTGTGGAACCGCATCGGCGTCTATTCCGCGGGGCTGCGCAGCCGAGACACCGATCACCCGATCATCGTGGCGGGCATCCAGTCGGTCTACAAGCGGGCGGCCGAACTCGACCGCTTCGACCTGATCCTGATCGATGAAGCCCACATGCTGCCCCCAGACGGCGAGGGCATGTACCGCACGTTCCTGGACGAAGCCCGGGTGGTGAACCCCAACGTGCGGCTGGTGGGTCTGACGGCCACGCCGTACCGCATGACCACGGGCACGATCTGCTCTTCCGGGGGGCTGCTCAACCACGTGTGCTACGAGGTCGGCGTGCGTGAATTGATCGTGCAGGGCTACCTCTGCCCGCTCAAGAGCAAGGCGGGCCGGCGCAAGGCTGACACCTCGGGACTTCACCTGCGAGGCGGCGAATTCATCGCCGGCGAGGTCGAGGCCTTGATGGACGACGACGCCCTGGTGCAGTCGGCCTGCTACGAGATCATCGAGCAGACGCGCGACCGACACTCAGTGCTGATCTTCGCCGCCGGCGTCAAACATGCCGAGCATGTGCAGCGCGTGCTGCAGGCCGCCGGGCACGAGTGCGGATTCGTCTGCGGCGACACCCTGCCGTTCGACCGGGCCCAGACACTGGAGCGGTTCAGGGCTGGAAATCTGAAGTTTTTGGTCAATGTGAACGTGCTGACCACCGGCTTCGACGCACCCAACATCGACTGCGTGGCCCTGCTGCGTCCGACCAACTCGCCGGGCTTGTACTACCAGATGGTGGGACGTGGCTTCCGCCTGCACCCGTCGAAGCAGAATTGCCTGGTCCTGGACTTCGGCGGCAACATCCTGCGCCACGGCCCGGTGGATGCCCTGCAGGTGACGGATCGGGTTTCCGGGGGAGGCGAGCCACCGGCCAAGGAATGTCCGCAGTGCCATGCCGTCATCCACGCGGCCTACACCACCTGCCCGGAATGCGGCCATGAGTTCCCGCCACCACGGCGTGAGCAGCACGAGCGTGAAGCCAGTACGGCGGGCGTCCTGTCCGGCGAGGTGACTGAGATCGAGTACGACGTGGACGACGTCTACTACTCGGTGCACGTGAAGCGCGACGCACCTGAGGGCCACCCTCGCACGCTTCGCGTGGACTACCGCGTGGGCCTGAATGACCACCACAGCGAGTGGGTCTGCATCGAGCATCCGCCGGGCAGCTACGCCCGGCAGAAAGCCGAGGCCTGGTGGCGGGCCCGGTCGTTCGAGCCGTGCCCCACGGACGCCGAGGACGCCGTTGCACTGGCCGAGGCTGGTGCGCTGGCTACCACGTTGAGCATTACCATTCGCCACGTCAGCGGCGAGAAGTACGACCGCATCGTCCACCACCAACTGGGGGCAAGACCCGCGGCTGTCCACGCCGGTGATCTGGCCGGCGGTGAGCCGGATGCACTGCCTATTCCCGATGATGAGGTGCCGTTCTAGGTCAGCGCCATTGTCGCTTCTGGGCTTGAGCGACGGCGTTGCAGATAGTGGGATCGATCGCCACGCAGATGGTCTCGATGCCGAACTCTCTGGCGAACATGCCAGTCCAGGAGCTCTGCATGAAAGCGAGTGCCTGGGGATCGCACACGGCAATGACCTTCCGACAGGGTCGCTCCAGCAGGCGCTCGGCGAGCAGGAGCTTGCACATGTCCTTCATCACCTTCGCTGGCTGCCCGCCCTTGGCCGAACCTTGATGCGCCCAAACCTCAACGCAGATCGGAGTCGTGCCATCACAGAACCCGTCGAGCTTTACGCCTGCCTCGACTGTCAGCTTGTGATCGAGTGGCTGCCCCAACTGCCGCGACAGAGCCTCAAGGATCAGGGCTTCAGCGGCCCGCTGCTCAGAGCTATCGCTGGGATGTCGAGCTGGTGCGGAACCTGTCATGACTGAAATTGTACGAGATGCCAACCTGCTGCAGGTGTGTGCCAGCGAGTACATGGCCACTGGCCTGTGTGTTCTGCCCGCCAAGCGGCTGGAGAAGCGGCCGGCGGTCGGCTCGTGGAAGCGCTATCAGAAGCGACTGCCCTCCCAGGCGGAGCTCTCGGCCTGGATGGCCCGTCAACCCGACGGGATCTGCATTCTTTGCGGATCAGTATCCGGCAATGCTGAGATGATCGACTTCGACGCCGGTGGCGACCGGTTCGAGGCCTGGTGGGACCGCATCCCACTGGAACTGCGTGAGCGACTGGTCGTGGAGACCACGCCCGCCGGCGGCATGCATGTGACCTACCGTTGCCACGTGCCGATCAGCGGGAATCTGAAACTGGCCCAGCGCAAGGTGGGCGACCAGATCAAGACCCTGATCGAAACCCGCGGCGAAGGTGGGCTGTTCCTGTGCGCCCCGACCCAGGGTTACATGCTGGCCCACGGCGACTATGCCAACTTGCCGGTCCTGACGGAGACCGAGCGTGATCTGTTGCTTCAGACCGCGTGGGATCTGAATGAGTATGTGCCGCCGGTCATCAATGGGCCCAACTGTGCGTCGCACAGCGGCGACATCGGCCCGATGTCAGAGTCAGCGGCTGCACCCGGCGAACTGGCGTTGCACTCGTCGCACACCGTCCATGGTTCGCCAGAGAGCGCCGACAGGCCTGGCGATGACTACAACCACCGCGGAGATGTGCGAAGGTTGCTTGAACAGCACGGATGGGCGCTGGCCAAACCTGGTGAGAACGAGTACTGGCGTCGCCCGGGGAAGAACCACGGCTGGTCAGCAACCCTGAAGCATCGCGTTTTCTACGTCTTCAGCGCCAACGCCGCCCCGTTCGAGCCTAACCGAGCGTATTCGCCGTTCGCGGTCTACACCATGCTCGAACACGACGGGGACTGGGCATACTCCGCCAGCACGCTTTCGCAGCTGGGCCATGGCGGCACGTTTGCGTGCTCTCTGGCTGATGGCGTGGACATCTCGGCCATGGTGAAAATGCCCGCCGCACAGGCCGATTGTGCGTCGCACAACCGCGAAAGTGGCCACCTCGTAACGCTGTGCGGTGAACAAACCGCACAGGTGTCGGTGACTCTTGCACCCGAGGACCCCGGGCCGCTGCCCATCGAAATGCTGCGGGTGCCGGGCTTCGTGAGCGAGGTCATGGACCACACACTGACCATCGCGCCGTACCCCAACCCGGTCATGGCCTTCGCCGGAGCCCTGGCGCTGCAGGCGGTGCTGGCAGGCCGCAAGGTCCGCGATCCAGGCGACAACCGCACCAACATCTACCTGCTGGGCCTGGCGCACTCGAGCGCCGGCAAGGACCAGTCGCGCAAGGTCAACACCGACGTGCTCCACGCCGTGGGCATGGCCGACTGCCTGGGTCTGCACTTCGCCAGTGGCGAAGGGTTGCAGGACGCGCTTTTCCAGACGCCGGCCATGCTGTTCCAGACCGACGAGATCGACGGCATGCTCGAGTCGATCAACAAGGCCAAGGACGCCCGGCACGAAGCGATCATGGGCACGATGCTGACGATGTACTCGTCGGCCAACAGCGTCTACCCCATGCGCCGCAAGGCCAGCACGTCCACTCCCGGCGGCCCCGCGAAACCGCCCGGCGTGATCGACCAGCCCTGTCTCGTGCTTTACGGCACGGCCATCCCCAATCGCTACTACCAGGCGCTCAGCGAGCGGATGCTCACCAACGGATTCTTCGCCCGCATGATCATCCTTGAGTCGGGGCCGCGACCCGAGGGCCAGGAGCCGCGCATCGGCGACTTGCCGCCGCGAGTCCTGGCGACGGCCAGGTGGTGGGCCGACTACCGACCCGGCACGGGCAACCTTCAGGATTGGCATCCGACGCCCACCGTGGTCGAGCACAGCGATGGGGCCAGGTGCCTGCTGATCGAGACGCGCAGGCAGGCCGAGATCGAGTACACCGCGGCTGAAAGCAGAAGCGATCCGGTCGGCACCACGGTGTGGGGTCGCGTCAGTGAGCAGATCCGCAAGCTGGCACTGCTTTACGCCATCAGCGAGGACCATCGGTCGCCACACATCGGCCTGGCGGCCGTCCAATGGGCGTCGCGATTCGTCATGCACCAGACCCGCCGCATGCTGTTCATGGCGGCCGGCCATGTCGCGGAAAATCCGTTCCACGCCGAGTGCCTCAAGGCGATCGAGAAGCTGCGCAGCGCCGCCGGCCATGTACTGACGCACAGCGTGCTGCTCAAGCGGATGAAGCTGGATGCCAAGGCGTTCACCGTGCTGATCGAGACGCTGATCCAGCAGGGCGACATCGAGGTGGTGACGGTGTCCACCCCCGGTCGCAGCATGCGGGCCTACCGGCTGGCCGAGGCGGTGAAAGAAGCCGGTGAAACAAGCACGGGGGGTGAAAGATGATGGCCTGCAACCCACCCATTCTTCACCATCCTTCACCCTTCTTTCACGGGATGGGGGTGAAAGAAGTTGGACGTGAAAAAGCCATGAATATAAAGGAAAACAACAACTCTCTCTCCTTCTTTCTCCCTTTCACCCTTACCCCCTCGCGCGACGCCCGCCCGCGCGTATTTATGTGTGTGTGTGAGGTGGGGGTGAAAGAGGGAAAGAAGTCGCGGTGGCCTGCGTCGTGGCCCCACGGGAGGGCCGACGTTGGTCCACGTCGCCACCGGGTAGCCGTGGTGGTGCAGGGCTACCACGCCACGTCCTGGGCCACGGGGGCGAACGTGGGCGAGGCCATGAGTTGTCCACAAGCCGCCAGTCTGGCAGTGGGGAACTGAGGCGGATGGGCTGGGCCAATAGGTACTTCCCGAAGACGGTTGCTCCTGATCGCGGCGGGAACCATCACGACGGATGACAGAGTTGGTTTGCGCTGTCCGATTTTCCAGAGTCGACTTCCTTCCAAGCGGAGATGCTTCCATGACCATCAGCACCTTTGACGTTGAGCTTCGCCCCATCGATGCCATCAAGCCCTACGAGAAGAATCCCCGCCTCAATGACGGCGCGGTCGATGCGGTGGCGGCCAGCCTGAGGGAGTTCGGGTTCCGCCAGCCCATCGTGGTGGACGCCGAGGGCGTCATCATCGTCGGGCACACGCGCTGGAAGGCGGCCAAGAAGCTGGGCCTGGCCAAGGTGCCCGTCCACGTCGCGACCGATCTGCCGCCGGACAAGGTGCGGGCCTACCGCATCGCCGACAACAAGACCGGCGAGATCGCCGAGTGGGACATGACCATCCTGCCCATCGAGCTGAGCGACCTCCGCGACAGCGGCTACGACATGGAAGTGCTCGGCTTCGACGACGAGGAACTGGGCAAGCTGCTCAGCGAGGCTGCCGGCATCAAGGAGGGTTTGACCGATCCGGACGCCATCCCCGAACCGCCGGACGATCCGATCACGCAGCGCGGCGACATCTGGGTGCTCGGCGACCACCGGCTCATGTGCGGCAACAGCGGCAGCGTCGCCGACCTCGATCGGCTCCTCGCCGCCGGCGGCGTGAATGTGATTGACCTGGTGAACATGGACCCACCGTACAACGTCAAGGTGGAGCCGCGATCCAACAACGCGATCGCCGCCGGCAAGAGCTCATTCGCCAAGGCCGAGAAGCGCACGCACCACCAGTCCTTCGACGTGGCGCGCCAGGGTGAGAAGGCGGCGACGACCAAGAAAATGCGGGCCAAGGACCGGCCACTGGAGAACGACTTCGTCAGCGAGGAGGCGTTTGATCAGATGCTGCTCGACTGGTTCGGCAACGCCTCGCGCGTGCTCAAGCCCGGCGGCTCGTTCTACATCTGGGGCGGCTACGCCAACCTGGGCAACTACCCCGCGCCGCTGAAGAAGTCCGGCCTGTATTTCAGCCAGGGAATCGTATGGGATAAGCAGCATCCAGTACTTACGCGAAAAAATTTCATGGGAGCCTTTGAACTGGCGTACTTTGGCTGGAAGGAAGGCGCGGGCCACCATTTCTACGGCCCCAACAACGTCACCGACCTGTGGCATGTGAAGAAGGTCAACCCGCAGGCGATGGTCCATCTCACCGAGAAACCCGTCGAGTTGGCGGTGCGCGCGATTCAGTACTCGAGCAAGCCGGGTGAGAACGTGCTCGATCTGTTCGGCGGCAGCGGCTCGACGCTGATCGGCTGCGAGCAGACGGGCCGGCGTGCGTTCCTCATGGAGCTGGACCAGGCGTACTGCGATGTGATCGTGCAGCGGTGGGAAAAGTTCACCGGCAAGAAGGCCGAGCGTTTGAAAGCAGCGAATGACGCTGAGTGAACAAGTCATGCCCGTCGGCATCGCACTCGACCCGTCACTCCCGATCAACTCACCTGATCCAACAGGGCCTTGACGGCTTCACGCAGGCGAGGCAGATGATGTTCAACGATGTTCCACACTTCCAGGTGATCCACGCCCTCGTAATCGTGGATCAGGATGTCGCGCAAGCCGGCGACGTCTCGCCAGGGCACTTCAGGGCGCTGCGCTTTGGCGGTTGCCGAGAGTCGCTTGGTGGCCTCGCCGATGATCTCGAAGTTGCGAATGACGGCGTCCTGCGTCTTGATGTCAGCCATGAACGCGTCTTTGCCTTCGCGGGTGTAGCGATCGATCTTGGCGATCGACTCCTGGATGTGGAGGAGGAAGTGCCGGTCGCGGTTCATAGCTGGACCGCCTCGGCCAGAACCCTGTCGCGAATGGCGCGATGCAGGGCACGTTCGTTGATGACATCCACCGGCCAGCCCAGCAAGTCCTGCAGATCGTGGATCAGTGCGATGCGGTCGAGCAAGGATCGGTCCGGAGCCATTTCCACGAGCAGGTCGATGTCGCTTGCCGCATCCGATTGCCCACGGGCGACGGAGCCAAACACTCGCACATTGCGGGCACCGTGGGCGCGGGCTAGCTGCAGGATCTGGTCCCGATGGGCCTGGATGTCCGTCATGGCGACCATGGTTGAACTCTCGACGCGACGCCGTTCTATGGTACCTCACGAACCCGCGGTCGCGCAAGGGCGGCGTCAGAATCCATCAGGACAAAACCCCAGCCGATGTTGCGGCTGGGGTCGGCAAGACGGCGGTGGACACCCGTGTCGATCGCCGCTACTTGGCCACGCTGGCAAAGAGGCCGCGATCGGTTTTGCGGAAGCGGGCCTCCGCGCCCTTGGTACTGGTCTCGCGGAGGATCGCCGCGTACAGGGTGGCGTGCGGCGTCTTGCCCTTGGGGCTGGACCACAGGCCCTTGGCGCTGACGGCCTCGACCATCTGCTTGGCGTTCATCGGCTCGGCGGACTCGGCCAGGACCTGGGCGGCGGCGTCGAGCAGGCTGACCTTCTTGGTCTTGCCCGGGTCGCGCGGCTTGCGGGCCTTCGTCTCAGCCACTGCGGCGCTGGCCTCGGGCTGGGCGGGCTCGGGCTTCTCAGCCTGTGGCTTATTGCCAGCCTTGACTTCGCCGCGCAGACGCTGGGCACTCTTGATGCGGACCTTCTTGTTCGTGGCCATGTTGGTGGCGTCCCACCCGCCGTGGCGACTCTCGGCTTCGATGCGTACCGGGACGACCTTGTCGCTGACCTTGGCCAGGTAGGTTCCGCCGATGGTGATCTCGTTCTTCTTCATGGTGCAATCTCCTGCGGCCGTGTTTGGGCTGGCCAGGCCTCGTTGTTTTCACTCGGTGAAGCGGTACAGCTCCTGCGCGTAGGCGTGGATGTCGCTGTTGGTGCCCCGAAAACCCTCGGTGCGTTGGTGGAGGATTTCCGCCAGGTTGATGATGGTGGTGTCGTCGCTGCGGGCCGCGATCTCCCAGGTTTTCCACGCGAGCTGGTCGCCCCCGGGGGTGGGGTTCCTGAGAATGCTGTCGATGCGGATGGTCTTGCTCCGCTTGCCGTTGCGGCTCTCACGCTCAATGGTGAGCGTGCCGGCCTGGCCTTCGATTTCGATCCGTTTGGTCTGCATGGCGTGCTCCTTGCGGGTGGTGCGTGCGGTTCAGCGTGCGGCCTTGGCGGCGCGGCGCAGGCGTCGCCACTCGACGCTGGTGACCATCTGGTTGTCGTGGGCGTCGAGCAGGGCCTGGGCGGCGGCGAGGACCTCGTCCATGGCGGCGCTGCGCTTGGCGGCTCGGCGCTGGGCATGGTCCTGGCCCGCGTCGAAGGCGGCGGTCAAGGCGTCGCGGACACCCCAGACCGAGACGTCGTGGAAGTCGAGGCGGTCGGCCCGCTGCGTCTCGAGCGTCTCGATGTGCAGGTGCGTCCGGGCAATCTCGGCGAGCGTCTCGCCGGTGGTCTTGGTGTTGTTCTTCTGGCTGCTCATGGCGTGCTCCTGGAAAGGGGTGCGTGGGGCTCAGGCCTGGTCGAGGGCGGGGCCGGCGGCGGGTACGAACAGGTCGCCGGCGTGCCAGACCTCCTGGCCGGTGGCGGTTTGGACCAGGTAGCTCTAGGCGGCGGTGCCGTTGCGGCGGAAGGTGGAAACCTCCACCACCCGGCCCGGCTCGCCGTCGAGCTTGGAAACCACCAGGGTGCCGGGCTTGTGGTTTTGCCTCGTGTTGGTCTTGGTCGTCGCCATTTCTTATCTCCTTGGTAATGCCTGCGTTACATGCACATTGAGCCGGAACCGGGCCGGAACATCAAGGCCATGTGTTGAGGATTCCGCAGTTATTTCTGACCGCCCAGAAGCATGCCCCAGGGCTAGAGATATGACCGCCCAAACGCCCAGAATCACCGCCCTCACGCCTGAGCAGGTGGCCCAGGTGCTGGCCACCGCCGGCAGTCGCCGCATCACGGAAGACATGGTCCGCGCCGACATCGCCGCCGGTGCTCCGACCAACCCCGACGGCACCGTCAACCTGGTCCACTACGCCGCCTGGCTGGTGAAGGAAATGTCCAATGCCCCCACCCCGGCCCCCGGTCCCGGCTCCGGAAGGGATTAACGTCCGGAATCTCCGACCGTCGGCGCTGACGCGCATGCTGAACACCACGCCGCTGGGCGAGGTGATCAACGAGCGTCAGTTGCTCCGGCACCGCAACCGCGCGGGCTACCGCATCGGCGGCGATCGCCACGTCGATCTGCTGCGCTACGCGGCCTGGCTGGCCTGGCTGCGACACGATCCCTCGGCGGCCGATCGCCAGCCCACCGCCGCCGATTACGAAGCGGTCAAGGAAGCGGCTCGTGCCCGCAACGCCGAGATCTCCGCCATCGGCCGCGACATCGGTCCGCTGCCGGCCGTCGTTGACCCGCAGCGCAAGGCGAAGGCGGCGACGAGCTTTCGGTTCTTCTGCGAGTCGTACTTCCCCGAGGCGTTCCGACTCGATTGGTCGGACGATCACCTGAAGGTAATCGCCAAGATCGAGCAGGCCGTGCTGCGCGGCGGGCTGTTCGCCATGGCCATGCCGCGCGGCAGCGGCAAGACCACGCTGGCCGAGACGGCCTGCATCTGGGCCATGCTCACTGGCGCGCGTGAATTCGTCTGCCTCATCGGCTCCGACGCCGGCCACGCCCGCAACATGCTCGAAAGCATCAAGGTTGAGTTCGAGACGAACGATCGCCTGCTGGAGGACTATCCCGAAGCTGTGTTCCCGATCCATGCGCTGGAGCGCATCCACAACCGCGCCAAGGGTCAGCTTTGCAGCGGTGAGCCGACGCGCATCGTGTGGACCGCCGACGAGATCGTGCTGCCCACGACTCCCGGCAGCGTTGCTTCCGGCGCGATCATCCGCGTCGCCGGCATCGAAAGCCGCATCCGCGGCATGAAGTTCAAGCGCTCCGACGGCCGGGCCGTGCGTCCCACCCTGGTCGTGCTGGACGATCCACAGACCGACGAATCCGCGCGCAGTGATCAGCAGGTGCGGGCCCGCCTGGAAACCCTCAACGGCGCGATCCTCAATCTCGCCGGACCTGGCGAGAAGATCTCGGGCATCATGCCCTGCACCGTGATCCGGCCCGGTGACATGGCCGACCAGATCCTCGATCGCGACAAGCACCCGGCATGGCAAGGCGAGCGCACCAAGCTGGTGTACGCCTTCCCCTCGAACACGAAGCTGTGGGACCAGTACGCCCAGATCCGGGCGGACAGCTTCCGCAACGATGGCGACGGCCACGAAGCCACCGACTTCTATCGCCGTCACCGGCAGCAGATGGATGCCGGCGCGGTGATCGCCTGGCCCCAGCGCCACAACCAGGACGAACTGTCCGCCATCCAACACGCCATGAACCTGCGCCTGCAGGACGAGCGGGCGTTCTGGGCCGAGTACCAGAACGAGCCGCTGCCGCAGGACGAAGGTGATGGCGAGCAGCTCAGCGCCGAGGCCATTGCCGGCAAGACCAACGGGCACCCCCGCAACGTCATTCCCATCGGGGCAACGCACCTGACCATGTTCGTGGACGTGCAGGCGAAGCTGCTGTTCTACGCCGTCGTCGCCTGGCAGGACGACTTCACGGGGTACGTCGTGGATTACGGCACTTATCCCGATCAGCAGCGGCCGCCAGGCAGTTGCTTCACGCTGCGCGACGTGCAGAAGACGCTGAGCCGAGCCGCCCCTGGCGCTGGGCTGGAGGGCTCCATCTACTCCGGCCTGGAAAAGCTCACCGAGTCGTTGCTGGCGCGGCGATGGCGGCGCGACGACGGCGCGGAGATGCACATCGAGCGGTGCTTGATCGACGCCAACTGGGGGCAATCCACGGATGTCGTCTACCAGTTCTGCCGCCAGAGCACCCACGCCACCGTCATCATGCCCAGCCACGGCCGCTACGTGGGTGCGTCCAGCATCCCGTTCAGCGAATACAAGCGCAAGCAAGGCGAGCGCGTCGGGCACCACTGGCGCATCCCCAACGTGCAGGGCCGTCGGCAGGTGCGCCATGCCCTGATCGACACCAACTACTGGAAGAGTTTCGTCTACGCCCGTTTCGCTGTGGCCATGGGCGATCCCGGCAGCTTGTCGCTGTTCGGACGCAAGGCCGGCGAGCATCAACTGCTGGCCGAGCATCTCACGGCCGAGTATCGCGTGCACACCGAGGCGCGTGGCCGCGTCGTGGACGAGTGGAAGCTGCGCGCCAACGCACCCGACAATCACTGGTTCGATTGCCTCGTCGGCTGCGCCGTCGCGGCGTCGATCCAAGGGGCGGTCCTGCCGGGCACGGACGCCAAGGTGGGACAAGCACGGGCACCGATGCGACTGTCCGCCCTGCAACGGAGCAAGCGGTAATGCCAGTCACCACCGATCGTCTCCAGCTTTCGGATCGACGCGGCTTGCAGTGCCCCAGCTGCGGGTGCGGTCACTTCAAGGTGATCTACACGCGTGGGGCCTGGGGCAACCGCGTGCTGCGCCGGCGCGAATGCCGGCACTGCGGGCGGCGCATCAGCACCTACGAATGCCACGCCGCTGTGGCCTCAAAATGACGGTTTGGTTCTACCCGTAGAACAATCTTCGCTTCACGTCTTCATCTCACGCCCGATCTCTACGCCACCGGGTAATTGACTACTGCACCCCACGCTGTGTTGTGCAGGAAGCAATCGTGCCCGATCCGCTGGACAACTTGGACCAGGCCATCCGCGACAACGCCAACAGCCCCAAGCGGGCCAAGGGCGATAGCGCCGAGATGGAGCAGCATCCGCTGCCCGACCAGATCGCGGCGGACAAGTACCTCGAGTCCAAAAAGGCCAGCCGTGCCAAGGGACTGGGCATCAAGCTCACCCGCATCTCGCCGGGAGGGACCGTCTGATGTGGCCGTTCCGCCCCCGCCCCCGGAAAACCACGAAGGCCCAACGGTCCCTCCCGGTGACGCTGCATGCTCGCTACGACGCGGCGCAGACCACCAGTGAGAACGCCCGGCACTGGGCCATGGCCGATGCATTGTCGGCCGACAGCGCCGCCGCACCCGAGGTTCGCAAACGCCTGCGTGAACGCGCCCGCTACGAGGTGGCCAACAACAGCTACGCCAAGGGCATCGTGCTCACGCTGGCCAACGACTGCATCGGCACCGGCCCACGCCTGCAACTGCTCACGCCCGACAGCGCCATCAGCAACCGAGTCGAGACCGCGTTCGCCCAGTGGGCTCGGGCGGTCAACCTGGCTGAAAAGCTCCGTACCATGCGGTTGGCCAAATGCACCGATGGTGAAGCGTTCGCGGTACTGACCGACAACCCGCGGATCGATTCGCCGGTCATGCTCGATCTCAAGCTGATCGAGGCCGAGCGCGTGACCTCGCCGCTGTTTTCGGGCGTCAGCCTGGCGAACCCCTACACCGACATCGACGGCATCGTGCTCGATCCGTTCGACAACCCCGAGACCTACTCGATCCTGCGTCAGCACCCCGGCGACTTGGGCAGCGCCACGGGCTGGCAGACGCAGGCGGACCTGGTGCCCGCCCACGCGGTGGTTCACTGGTACCGGGCGGATCGGCCCGGTCAGCATCGCGGCATTCCGGAGCTGACCCCGGCGCTGCCGCTGTTCGCCCAGTTGCGGCGCTACACCCTGGCCGTGATCGCCGCAGCCGAGACTGCCGCCGATTTCGCTGCCGTGCTGTTCACCGACTCGCCGGCGAACGGCGAAGCCCAGGCCCTGGAGCCGATGGACGTGGTCGAGCTCGAGAAGCGCATGGCCACGGTGCTGCCCGACGGCTGGCGCTTGGGCCAGATCGAAGCGCAGCAGCCGACCACCAGCTACGCCGAGTTCAAGCGTGAGATTCTCAACGAGATCGCCCGCTGCCTGAACCTGCCCTACAACATCGCGGCCTGCAATTCGTCGGGCTACAACTACGCCTCCGGTCGCCTCGACCATCAGACCTACTACAAGGCCATCCGCGTCGAGCAGGCGCACCTGGCCGAAGCCGTGCTCGACCGCATCTTCACCGCGTGGGTCAACGAGGCCATGCTTCTGCCTGAGTTCGCGGTGCTGCGAACACTTTCGTCGAGCACCCAGTTCCGGGGGCAGTGGTTCTTTGACGGGACCGAGCACGTGGACCCGGCCAAGGAAGCCAGTGCCCAGGCGACCCGCCTCAGCAGCAACACCACCACGCTGGCCGCCGAATACGCCCGGGCCGGCAAGGACTGGGAAGTCGAACTGCGTCAGCGGGCCCGGGAAGTGGCGCTGATGCGCGAACTCGGCCTGTCCCTCATGCCGACGCCCCCGGCCCCCGGGGACGAACAGCAGACCAACGACGAAGAGGAGATTGAGGCTCATGCCATCACTCGACGTGTCCACACCTTCAATCGCGCCGCCTGAGTTCCTGACCTTCCGCTGCCCGCTCACCGTGCAGGCGGCGGATGCGGCGGACAAGCGGGCCCACGCGACGCCGCGGTTCCGCATGGTGGCCTACACCGGCGGCGTGATGCGGATCGCCGGGTTCCCGCATCCGGTGGTGGTGGACCTGGAGGGCCTGGCCATCGATCGGCAGGACATCCCCGTCCGGCTCGACCACAACCCGCGCCAGGGTGTGGGCCACACGCAGCGGGTGGTGATCGAGCGATCGTCCGGCGTGGGCGGCGGGCAGGTGATCGCTGAGGGTCTGATCAGCCGCGACACCTCCTGGGCCCGCGACGTGGCCAAGAGCGGTGTGAATGGTTTCCCCTGGCAGGCCAGCATCGGGGCCGCGGTGGTGGACGCCGAGTTCATCCCCAACGGCCAGCAGGTGACGGTCAACGGCAAGTCGTTCAACGGGCCCCTGCACGTGGTTCGCAGGGCCGTTCTCAAGGAAATCTCGTTCGTGGACAGCGGCGCTGACCCGGCCACCTCGGCCCAGATCGCCGCCCAGCACAGCACTCAGAAGGAGCCCGATTCCATGGCTGCGACCAATCACAGCACCGACCATGTGACCGACCAGAGCACCGACACTCACGACGGCAGCGATGCGGCTCAGGCCGACGCCCCCGGAAGCGCCCCCGGAAGCAGCACGGACGTGCTGGCCTCGTCTCAGGATTCTGCCGGCAGCGCCGACGCCGGCACCACGGCCACCCCGGCCACGATCCAGGCGGCTGCGACCGCTGCCACCGGTACGGGCGATCCGGTGACGCAGATGCGACGCCAGATGGCGGCCGAGATGCGCCGCGTCGAGGCCATCCGCAAGATCTGTGCGGGCAAGTTCCCGGCGGTCGAGGCCCAGGCCATCGAGGAAGGCTGGGACGAGAGCCGCACGGAGCTGCACATCCTGCGCGCCTCGCGGCCGCAGGTGACCAGTGCCCCGGGTGCGATGGGTGGTGGTCCCGGCCGACCGCGCAACTGCACGCCGCAGGTCTTCGAGGCTGTCGCCCTGATGGCGTCGGGCCTGCCCAACTCGCGGATCGAGGCCATGTACGACGAGCCGATCCTCGAAGCGGCGGACAAGCTGCGCGGCGTGGGCATCCAGGAGTTCTGCGAGCTGGCGTGCGGGGCGCAACTGCCGCGCTACCGTCGCGACGCCAGCGGTTGGCTCCAGGCTGCGTTCAGCACCACCAGTCTGCCGGGCATCCTGAGCAACATCGCCAACAAGATGCTGCTGGAGGGCTACAACTACGTCGAGGACACCTGGCGTCGCATTGCCAAGATCGCCAGCGTGAACGACTTCAAGGAGCACACCCGCTACCGCATGACCGGCAGCTTCCGATTCGAGCAGGTGGGCCCGGACGGCGAGCTCAAGCACGGCAAGCTCGACGAGCAGAAGTTCGGGCAGAAGGCCGAGACGCACGGCATCATGTTCGCGCTGACGCGCCAGATGATCATCAACGATGACATGGGCGCGTTCACCGACATCCCGCGTCAGATCGGCATGGGTGCAGGCGAGTCGATCGCCGATGCGGTCTGGGGCCTGTGGCTGAAGAACCCCGTCCAGGACGACGGCCACGCGTTCTTCTCGGTCAACCACAAGAACTACGCCGAGGGCGTGGACACCGCGCTCACCATCGACGGCGTCACCGCCGCTGAAATCTCGTTCGGTGAGCAGGTCAAGCCCAACGGCCGGCCGCTGGGCATCCAGCCCACGCTGCTGCTGGTCCCCACCGCGCTGAAGGTGCCGGCCCAGTTGCTGATGACCAGCCCGCAGGTCAACGAGACCACCACGGCCAACAAGCCCAAGCCGGCCAGCAATCCGCACGTGGGCAAGTACGAGGTGGTCAGCTCGACCTACCTCTCCAACACCAGCTTCCCCGGCGCGTCGAGCAAGGCCTGGTACCTGCTCACCGACCCCAACCGGCTGCCGGCGATCGAGATCGCGTTCCTCAACGGCGTGGACCGTCCCACCGTCGAAAAGACCGACGCAGATTTCTCCACGCTCGGCGTGCAATTCCGCGGATTTATTGACGTCGGTGTCCGCGAACAGGACTTCCGCGGCGCGCTGAAGATGAAGGGCGAGGCGTAATCCAGCCCCCATTTTCAGCTCGATCCGTTCTCCACCTCCAAGACTCACAAGGAGCATTCCTCCATGGCGACGCGATTCATTCATATCGGCGACAGCATCGACTTCACTCCCTCCAGCACCATCGCCGCCGGCGACGTGGTGGTGCAGAACGACCTGGTGGGCGTGGCGAAGCTGGACATCGCCGCCGGCACGCTGGGTGCCCTGGCGGTGACCGGCGTGTTCGACTTCCCCAAGGCCACGGGTGCCGGCAGTGCCATCGCCGCCGGCGTCAACGTCTACTGGCACAGCGACGTCAAGCAGGCCAACACCACGGCCGCCGGGGGCAAGCTGATCGGCAAGACGGTGCGTGCCGCGGTGGATGCCGACACCACCGTCCGGGCCCGTCTGTCCCAGTAGCCGCACCACCATCGCGGAGCCCCGATCGTGGCCGACCTGCTAGCACAAGGTTCTGCCTGGCTCGAGGACCAGCGGCATCGCTACCTCACCACGACGGTGACGTACCGCCGCGGCGACCAGAACGTGCAGGTGCAGGCCACGATCGGGCGCACCATCTTCCGGCTCGACGCGCCCAGCGACGGATTTGGGGTCACGACCCGGTACGTCAGTCGTGACTACCTGATCCGTGCCGCCGACCTGGTGCTCAACGGCGAGCAGACGCTGCCCCAACGCGGTGACCAGATCGTCGAGCTGAATGGTGTCACGCACGAAGTGATGGGCCCTGGGAGCGGCGAGCCGGACTGGCGCTTCAGCGACCCCCAGCGATTGACGCTGCGGATTCACACCAAGGAGATCCCAGGGCCATGAGCGACGACGAACGCAAACGCTGGAGCGTGGCCTTGGTGGGTCTGCTGCTGACCTGGTCGGCGACGATCGTCGGCGCGGTGTGGGCCGCCTCGGCTGATCGCACCAGCCTGGTCCGGCAGGTCGACGCCACCGTGGCCCGGGTCGATGACCACGAGGCCCGCCTCCGCGCCATCGAGAAGCAGACCTCCGAGATCGCCGCCGATGTCAGGTGGATTCGCAACAACCTGCCCAGCCGGAGCAACCCGTGAGCGTCATCACTGACATCGCTGACGCCGTGGTGGCGGAGCTGAATGTCGCCGCCGCCGCGCTGATCCCAGGCGGCTTCGTGGCTGAGCGCCACTACCGCCCCGTGGTGGACCTGCGGGATCTGGCAGACTTGAAGGTCACCGTTGTACCGCGCGGGATCGTGATCACACCAGCCAATCGCGCCGGCAACCAGCACGACGTGCAGATCGACGTGGCCGTGCAGCAAAAGGTCAACGACGCAGATCAGGCGAGCCTGGACGCACTGATGACCCTGGTTGAGCGGATCGGGCAGTTCTTCTCGCGCCGGCGACTGAGCGGCCTTCCGGGGGCGGGGGCGGGGGCGGCGGTGTGGACGAAGACGGAGAACAAGCCCATCTACTCGGCTGAGCACCTCGAGCAGTTCCGCACGTTCACCAGTGTCGTCACGTTCACGTTCAAGTGGGCCGCCGCCCCGGGAAACACGCCATGAACAACGTGATCCTCCGAAAGGTGGTCGTGACCACGGCGTGGCAGCCACTGTCGCCGAGCAAGCTGGTGGCCTCGGTGACGATCAGCACGCCGCCGACCAATGCCGCGACGGTGCTGTTCCGCACCAAGGCGGAACCGGCGCATGAGGTGCCGTGGGTGCCCGGCGAATGGCACGATTTTCAACGGGTGAACCTCGCGAACATCGAGGTCAAGGGCGCGGCCAACGATCTGGTCACGCTCACGGGCGGGACGTGGTGAACCATGGGCTACTACGGCGGTGGATCGACAGGCGGTGGCACCAACCACACGCACCCGAACAAGGGTGTGCTCGACCAGCTGACTGCCGCCGGAAGCGGCCAGGTCATCACTGAAGTTGAGCGGCAGGCCATCGGAGGCTTCGCCGCAGGCGAGGCAGACACCTGGTCCGGCACGATGCCGACCACGACAGATGAGGCGATCGCCCGCATCGCCCGGCTACTGAAGCAACACCTCGGGACGCAGATTCCCGAGTAACGAACGGAGACACAGTCATGGCAGACCGCAAGGCACTCATCGGCGAAGTTCTGGACGGCGTCGTCCTGCACGAGCAGGACCAGTGGACCCCCGGAAGTGATCGGCTGGCCGACCCCGAGGGTCGTGTGCTGGCCCTGTTGACGGAAATCCCTGCGGAGGGCGGCTCCGGGGGTGGGGGCAGTATTCCTGCCACGCGCACCATCCACGTTGATCCGGATCGCACGGATGACTACACCGCCGACGGTTCCATCAGTCTGCCGTACAAGACCGCCCAGGCCGGCCTCGACGCCCTCATGGCGCTGACCGCCGTCAGCAGCGAAGTCAACGGCGTGCTGCGGCTCGCGCCGTCCCGTGCCTACGTCACCGAGACCAGCCAGTTGGTCATGACGCTGCCCACCGACGCTTCGGCCGCGCGTCGCCTGGCCATCGTGGGCGACTCGGTCAGTGCGTCCAACACCCTCATCCTGCCGCCGCTGCGGATCGACGCACCCGGCAACGGGTCTGTCAACTTCATCGCCATGCGAGGCCTGTGCTTCGCCGGCGTCACCGGCGGCGCTGCCCAGGTGCTGCACGTGCAGGGCCACGCCAGCTTCACCGGCCAGATCCGAATGTACCTCAGCGACATGCAGTTCCACACCAACAGCAAGGCGACCGACGCCTTTTACGTGGACGCGGTGGGCGGCGGTTCGTTCGGCCTGTACGGCGTGGGCCACACCAACTTCGTCGTGCACTCGTCCGGAACCGGCCACGCCATCCGCATGGAACGCGGCTGGATGAACCTCCGCGGTGCCAACGTCTGGGGCGGCTCGGCGGCGGCCATCAACCTGTCCGGCAGCGCGTCCATCACCCTGTGGAGTGGTGAGCTCACCGTCGCCGGCGGCACCGACACCAACCTGGTCACCCTGGCCGGTACGGCGGGTCTGCACCTGAACACGGTCTACGCCAACCCGCGCGGCAACGGCCACATCGTCACCCACAGTGGCACGGGCGTGATCAGCCTGCGCGACGTGAACACGGGCCAGCTCCCTGGGGGCGGTAACGGCGGCATTGACGCCGCGGCGGGTGCGACCGTGCTGCTGGGCGTGGTGACCAAGGCCGACGGGTCGCCCGTTCCGGTCACCGTGGCCAGCGCTGCGCTGCTGGGCCGCGTCGTGCCCTCGGACCAGGTGGGTTACGTCAACACCACGTCGGGACTGACCGCCGTCACCGCCCAGGCGGCCATCGATGAACTGGCGGCCGACCTCAGCGCCCTGGCAGCGGACGGCGTCAGCTTCGACAACACGACTTCCGGCCTGACCGCCACGGATGTGCAGGCGGCGATCGATGAGCTCAAGGGCCAGATCGCCGCGCTGCCGGCGTTTGAAGTGGTCGCCGGCGCAGGCCTGGCCGCCGACGGCTCGACCTGGAACGTCGCAGTCGACGACACCACGATCGAGATCAACGGTTTGGGCCTCGTGGCCCTGAAGCCGTACGTGGACGGCTCCAGCGACGGGGCCTCGGGCAGCGCCTGGGCCACTTCGGCACCCGCGAGCCTGAAGGCCGCCATCGATCGCCTGGCCACGCAGTTGGCCGCGCACCTGGGCGGCTCGATCCCCGCGTAGTCAAGGGACGGCCATGGTCGAGATGAAGGTCAAGCTGAAGCCGCGTGAGGGCATCGACATTAAGCGCGTGAAGCGCCCGGTCGATCGCAGCACCTTCAAGAACCTGGGCCATGCTGGCGGCGCGATCCGGCTCACGTCCAAGCGCAGCATCCGCAAGAGCAAGGGACCCTCGACGCCAGGAACGCCGCCGCACACGCGGCAGGGTCAGCTCAAGCGGGCCATCGTGTACGCAGTGGAGAAGTCGAAGCAGAAGGCCGTCATCGGTCCCACGCACGAGTTGGTCGGACCCTCTGCCATGGCTCACGAGTTCGGCGGACGCTTTCGGAAGCAGATGTACCCCAAGCGCCCGCTCATGGGACCCGCACTGGAAAAGAACCTCGATCGATTGCCCAAGTTCTGGGCCGGATCGGTGCGCTAAAGGAGTGAATTGTCATGGGCATCAAGCTGGGTTCGGAATGCAAGCTCTACCACGGTCCGGCCGGCCAGACCGCTGACACCGTGATGGGCAACGTCAGGGACCTGACGCTCAACCTGGAAAAGGGTGAGGCGGACGTGACCACCCGTGCCAACCAGGGCTGGCGTGCCATCGTCGCCACGCTCAAGAGCGGCACCGTCGAGTTCGAGATGGTCTGGGATACGGATGACGCCGGCTTCACCGCTCTGAAGAACGCGTACTTCAACAACACGCCCATCGCTCTGGCCATCCTCGACGGTGAAGACGGCGAAGGTTTGGACGCCGACTTTTCAGTGACCAATTTTAGCCGCGCCGAGCCGCTGGAAGAGGCGGTGACGGTGAGCGTGACGGTCAAACCCACGTACTCGACCCGCGCCCCGGCGTGGATTGAAGGAGGTACGCCCTGATGAAGACGTTCCATGACAACGCGGGCCGCACCTGGACCGTGGCCATCAACGTCAACGCCATCAAGCGGGTCAAGGGCCTCACGGGCGTGAACCTGCTGGACGTGGTGAATGGCGATTCCGACCAGAGCGAGGGCGGGCTGCTGGGCAAGTTGAGCAGCGATCCCATTCTGCTCTGCGACATTCTGTACGCCGCGTGCAAGCCGGAAGCGGACACCCGCAACATCAGCGACGAGGATTTCGGCAGGTCGATGGCCGGTGACGCCATCGACGCCGGCACCACGGCGCTGCTGGAGGAACTGGTGGATTTTTTCCCGCAGGCGAAGCGCCGCGTGCTCGACAAGGCGCTTCGCAAGCTGCGGTCTTTGGAGGCCCGGGTGATCGACCTGGCGGAGCGCCGACTGGACAGCCCGCAGATCGATCGAGCGATGGAACAAGCCATGGCCGATCTCGAAAACGACGGCTCGACGCCGCCCGATTCATCGCCGAGCTCGCCGGGATCGCCGCGGTTGACCCTGGTCCGTTGACCCTCCGCGAGTTGGTCTGGATGGCGGAAGCCCGCCAGCGTGAAGCGTGGGGCCGGACCTCGTCGCTGCTGGCCATGATCGCCAACGTCGCGCGGGCCCTGGGCGGCAAGTCCAGTTCGACTTCAACCAAGACTTTCAAGCCTTCGGACTTTGATCCCTTCGAGCAGCGGAAGCAGGCCGAGGCGGAATCGCTACCCGGCAGCATTCGCCTGCTCAAGGACGTGTTCGTCAAGGCTCATCCCACCCCAGGGAGCAAATCATGAAGCTGAGCACGTGGTTCATCATCGCGGCGGTGGTGGTGGCGCTGGTGAGTTGCTCGGGCTGTGTGCAAGCCGGCCGCATCGTCACCGAAACCCACGCCCCCGGTCCCGGCCGCAGCCTGATCCGCCGCGTGATCGTCGAGCAGCCCGGCAAGGCCGTCGAGCCCGCGACGCTGCTGCAACAGGATCGGGCCGAGCCCATGGTGCCGATCATCCACGCTTCCACCGGCGCTCGTCAGCCGATCGATCACGCCGCGGTGAAGCGGTCCGGCATCATCACCTGGTCGGGCGTGGCGCTGTGCGTGCTCGGGGCCGGCCTCTTGGTGGTGCGATCGTGGGTGCCGGTGATTCCGATCGGCGCGAGCCTCGCCGCCATGGGTGTGGGCCTGGTGCTGCTGTGGCTGCCCACGCTGTTCGAGCAGTACAGCTGGCTGTTCCTGGCCCTGATCGGCGGCGTGGCGCTCCTGTACCTCACCAGCGGCATCGACAACATCGTGAAGCTGCGTGCCAACAAGCCGAGTGGCGCGGACTCGCGAGCGCCGCCTGTCATCCAGTCTTGAGCCGCCGGTGACGCTGTGTTCCCTGCCCCATCACCTTCCTTTTCTGGAGGATTTCATCATGACCGACACCGTTCTCGAAGCTCCTGTCGCCGAAGCTCCCAATTCCGGGGGCGTGGCTTCCGGGGGCAAGCACATGGTCGTGGTCGGCCTGTACTGCGGCGACGCCCAGCACACCGACCTGACCGACGCCGGCAGCGCCGAGGGTGAAGCCCTCATCCTGGCCGAGCTGACCAAGGCCATCGAGGCGACCAAGCCCATCGTGGCCGACCGCCCCGCCCCCGGGAGCCTGATCGCCACCGTCAGTGTGGGCGAGCACGACCAGGCCATCGATGTGCACGACTGGATCGGCTACGCCGATCTGCAGGTGCAGCTCTTCGCGGCCTGGCAGCGCATCGCCCGCCACGCCGCGGTGGCCAACGCCATCGGTGACAAGGCGACCGTCGCCCCGCACGCGCAGAAGGTGGCCGAATTCTTTCGCCGCTGAGTTGCCGGTGCGGATCGCGTTCGTGCTGCTGGCCATCCTCGGAACCTGGTTCTGCTGGTGGCTGGCTCAGGAACTGATCCGACTGTTCTAAACCCTCACGCTCCGGCCAAGGGAAACCTCGGCCGGCGCTTTGCCTCCCCCGGAAGTTTTCAATCGCCTCACGGGTCGACTACTGGGTACGTTCCATGCCCCTGAACCGCCGGGCCACCATTCAGTGGAACGCCAGTCGCGACTGCGGCTGCCTGCGCATCGGGGCGGGCGACTACGACCACACGCTGCATCTGCCGTTCGATCGGTCCTGCACCGTGTTCCGCCGCGAGGGCAACGCGGCCGAGGTTGCCGGCTACCACCTGCCGCACAGCACGTCGAACCGGGCGGGCATCGAGCCAGCGGATTGGTGGGCCATGGCGCTGTGCCTGGCGGCCGAGGGTTTTGAGTACGCCGTGTTCGAGCGGTTCGACCCGCGTGGGCAACTGCGCCACGAGACGCGGGTGCCGCTGGCCCGGTTCCGTCGCTATCTCCGGAACCGGGGGCAGGGAGGTTGAGCCATGGTCTCCGCACGCGGCATCAAGGCAGGGTCCGCCTACGTCGAGCTGTTGGTCTCGGACAACCGGCTTGTGCGCGGGCTGAAGTCTGCTCAGGCCAAGCTGAAGGGTTTCGGCGAGGGCGTGGTCGGTATCGGCCGCAAGCTCACCGCCGCCAGTGCCGCCGTGGCTGCGCCCTTGCTGGCCACGTCCAAGGTGTTCATCGGCATGGGCGATGCCATGGCCAAGACTAGTGACCGCACTGGCATCGCGGTCGAAACCCTGTCGGAGCTGACCTTCGCCGCCGAGATGAGCGGGGCCAACCTCGAGTCGTTCGAGAACGGGGTCAGGCGCATGCAGCGCACTGTGGTCGAAGCGGCCAACGGCACGCAGACGGCGGTGGACGCGCTCTCCACGCTGGGGCTCACGGTCAACGAACTCCAGGGGCTGACCCCGGATCAGATGTTCAAGGTGATCGCCGACCGGCTGTCGCAGATCCCTGATCCTGCCCAGCGCGCGGCAACCGCCATGGAGATCTTCGGCCGCGGCGGGGCCGAGTTGCTTCCTCTCATGAAGGACGGAGCCAAGGGGATCGAGGCCCTGCAGGACCAGGCCCGGGCCCTGGGCCTGACGCTCAGCACCGAGGCGGCGCGGGACGCCGAGCGCTTCGGCGACACGTTGGACGTGATGTGGAAGGTGATCAAGCGTGCCGCCTTCGCGGTGGGCCAGGCGCTGGCACCGACCCTGACGCGCCTGGCCGAGACCATCACGCGCGTGGTGGTGCAGGCCGTGCAGTGGATCGACCGCAACCGCAACCTGATCGTCAGCGTGACGAAACTCGCCGTCGCCGGCGTGGCCACGGGCGTAGCGCTGGTGGGCATTGGCTACGCCATCCAAGGCCTGGCCGCCGCATTCGGAGGTGTGGCCGCGGTGATCACGGGCGCGGGTGCGGCCCTTGGCTTCCTGGGCACGGCATTGGCGGCGCTGCTGTCGCCGGTGGGTCTGGTCATTGCCGGAGCCGTGGCCCTGGGTGCGTACATCGCGCACAGTATGGGTGTCGCCGGTCAGGTGCTGGCGTGGCTCACGGAGCAATTCCAGTCGCTCAAGGATCGGGCCTTGGTCGCCTACCAGGGCATCGCCGACGCGCTGGCTGCTGGCGACATTGCCCTGGCGGCACGCGTACTGTGGCTCGCCTTGAAGGTCGAGTGGCAGCGTGGCATCCACTACATCCAGGGTCTGTGGCTGGGGTTCAAGGATTCCTTCCTCTCCATCGCGACGGACGCGTTCTACGGCGCGGTGAAGGCGCTGGCCGCCGCCTGGCACGGCCTGCGTGCGGTGTGGGTGCAGACGCTCAGCTTCCTGGCCAAGGGGTGGACGCAGTTCACGGCAGGCATGCAGTCCGCCTTCCGCAAGGCACAGCTCAAGGTGGAGGAAGGTCTGCATCGCCTGCGCGGGTTCTTTGACGAGTCCTACGACGTGGACATGGCGATCAACATCGCCCGCACCAACGAGCAGGCGGACCAGGGCCAGATCGAGCAGCAGCGCAAGACCGCCCTGGACCAGAGCGAGCAGCAGCGCCAGCAGGACCTGGGCAAGATCGGCAGCGAGTACGAAGCCCAGAAGCAGGCCCTCGACCAGGCTGCCCAGGCGGCGCAGGACCAGCGACGTCAGCAGTACCAGCAGCAGATCGATGAATCCATGTCCGCGCTGGAGGCGGCGCGCAAGGAGTACCGCTCGGCCGTGGACGAGGCGGCGCAGAAGCGCCGCGACAGCGAATCTGCTGCGCCCGCGACCAAGCCCAGCGGACTGGACGACCTCTTCAATCGCCTCGCCGGCCTGGGCGACACGTTGGAGGCGGTCGGCGATCGCACCGAAGTGCGTGGCACGTTCAACGCGGCCGCCATTCAAAGCCTCATGGGTACGCGCACCCAGGACCGCATCGCCGCTGCCACCGAGCAGACGGCCAATCACACCAAGCGCCTGGCCGACGCCGCCCGCGCCGGTGGCTTGGCCTTCGAATGATGGAGAGTTGAGCCATGCCCGCCACGATCCAGGACCGATTCGGCTGGTCGCTTTCGGACAAAGGTGCCGAGCGGCTCTACACCGTCTTCGACACCGACAGTCCCGTGGAGGCTCGCCAGGTCGTCGAGGACGAAAGCCCATCCTCTATCGACATCGGTCCGCTCAGGCTGTATCGCTCCTCCTGCGAGGTCGAGGAAACCTCCAACGGTCTGTGGCACTGCCGCGCCATCTACGCGCCCCGCGAGCGCAGTGGTGCGGTGGAGGAAGCGACGTCCTTCAGCTTCGAGACCCGCGGCGGTACGCAGCACATCACCCAGTCGCTGCAGACGGTGGCGACGTACCCGGCGGCGAGTGCCAGCTTCGCGCCGCCCAACTTCGGCGGGGCCATCAACGTGGACGAGAACGGGCCCCAGGGCGTGGACATCAACGTGCCGGTCTTCTCGTTCAACATCGTGGACATCCGCCAGACGGTGGACCAGACCTACATCGGCAACCTGTACGGGCTGACGGCCACGGTGAACAGCGCGCCGGTGACGTTCAGTACCGACGACGATGCATCCATCACGCTTGCCGCCGGTGAGGGACTGTACCTGGGCGCGGCCGGCACCAAGCGCAGCGGCCAGCCCTGGGAGATCACTCACGCCTTCGCCGCCTCACCGAACGTGACCGGCCTGTCCATCGGCACCATCACCGACATCGCCAAGGCCGGGTGGGAGTACCTTTGGGCGTACTACGCCAAGGCCGAGGACGCCGTGGCCAAACGCCTCATCGTGCGGCCGATCGCGGTCTACGTGGAGCGCGTCTACCGCCACGGCAACTGGACATTCCTGGACCTTTAGCAAATCCATGAGCATCCGCCGTGTCCAACCCGGTGATCGCCTAGCCTTCCGCGCGGCCGAGTGGAATGCCGTGCGCGAGATGGCGCAGGCGTACCAGCAGGAACGGCTGAACGCGGGAGGTGCAGGTCGGCAGGTCAAGGACGACCTGATTTACGGCCGCAACGACGGCGGTGCCGACCTGGCTCGGTGGTCCGTCGCAGGCGTGGCCGGCCTGGTGTTCCTGCCCGTGGACCAGGGCGACACGTTCGGCTCGCCGGTCGTGCTGACGTTGGTCGCGCCCACGGTGGCTGACCATGCCCAGCGGTTCGTGGTCGCGGTGGAACCCATCGCCGCCGGAGCCATCGGCAAGGTCGCGCTCAGCGGCATCACCACGGCCCGGGTGCTCAACCCCACGAACATCCTGAACCCCACCCATGCGGCATTGGCCGCAGACGCCACGGGCCCGGCGTACCTGGCCGCCACCACCTCCGGACCCGTCGAGCTGATCTGGATTGAGAACAGTGGTGCCCCCGGAAACCCACTCCCCGAGCCCACGAACCTCGCCGTGATTCGCTTCGGCAGTGTGGGCAGTTCGACTCAACCCATGCGGATCAAGGAGGTCTTTGCGGACTACCTCCGCTGCCGGACCTGGGACGCCGCCTTGGCCACCGAGGGCGCGTCTGACATCTACGTCGCCAAGTGGGAAAGCCTCCGCCACGACCTGACGCTGTTGCAGCGGTACTACGCCAGCGTGACCAGCTTCACCGCGGTGGATGTGCAGACCATCGACGTGAACGGCGGGTCTGAGCGCTGGGTCGTCAACCCCAAGCACGCCGTCAACCAGGTCATCGAGGCCGCGCCCGCCGTCACGGGTGTGACCCTTCCGGGGCCGGGCAACGAGGCGGTGGCGTGGCTCGACCTGAACCGCGTTGGCTGCGCCTGGGCGGAACTGCGGCAGGAGGAGGCCTGATGCCCCTGGTTCCCCAGCAATCGAACCTCGGCGCGTGGGTGCAGTCACCGCTAGGGGCGCGGTCTTACATCGGCATCAACCGCACCCTCTACTTCGCGCACACCCGCGCTGCGGGCGTCCTGGGCATAGGTGCCATCAACGCCGACACCGGCACCATCCTGTGGGACACGACCTTCGCCACGCCGGTCGCGGCGGTCACCGGAGTCGGCATTGACGCCATGGGTCGGCTCTACTGCCTGCGGCAGGACGCCACAGTGACGAACTTCCGGCTGCTGAGGATGGACGTGGCCACGCGCTCCGTCGTCTGGGACATCGCCATCCCCAGGACGAATCTGCTCATCGTGACCCAGAACGGCCGCGTGTTCGCCGGGTTCGAGTACAACGCCGACGGCAATCAGGTCCACACCACGCGCTGGTGGACCACCACAGCCCAGGCCGCCGGGCGCTATCCCGCCCTCAACCGCACCATGTCGGTCGGCAACGAGGCCGGCACCATCGACGTCGTCCGCAGCTACGGCCTCGTGGGTCAGAACCCCGCCCAACTGTGGACCGCCAGCACGCGTACCAGTCAACCCGGCGAACTGGCCACCGACTCGCTGGGCAGGACCCTGGTCGTCGGGCTCAACACCGTCGTCAGCGGCAACCGTGCCTTCGACCAGCCAATCATCACGTCCATCGGACCCACCGGCACGCAGCTCTGGACCACCAGCTTCGGCCAGGGCTCCACGTCCAACTTCTTCAACAGCAGCACCTCACGCTACTGGCAGAAGGTGTCCAAGTCGCCGCTGAGCGACGACATCATCGTCCGCGCCAACGCCTATCAGCCGTTCCGCAGCTTCTTCTATCACATGAGCGCGTCGGACCCTACCATCTACAACGAGAGCTGGGTGCCGTGGAACGCCATCAACACCAAGATGCCGCTGGGTGGCACCGGCGACACGTACATCACGCGGTTCATCCAATCCGGCTCGACGGTTACCTACCAGGGCTGGCTGTCGCGGGTGCAAATCTTCCCCGGCACCGTCACCTGGGACATCGCCGACGGCTGGTACGGCGGCACGGGCGCGTTCCCACGCGTCATCCCGGGTTGGTGCTGGGAGTACAGCGGGTAAAATGACGGCACAACCCAGCCCCCGGAAGCGCCCCGCTATGCCTCACGGCTGGCGGGGTGTTGTTAAATCTTTCAGACCTCAGGCCTCATCTGGCCAACACAGATCTCGAACACAAAGAGTCATCTCATCGACCTTTCCATGCGGCCGCAAGTCCGCTAATCCGATGAAACGGGTGTCCAGCAGTTGGATATCAACATATCGGTGCCAATGCCCAAACACCCATAGATCCGGGTGATGCGCTTCCCACATCGATTGAAGCGCCGTAGCGGTCCGTGACGGCCGCGCCCAACAGCCCATGATGTGACGCATCACTACGACTGGCGCTTCATGAGACACCACAAGTCGCGGGCGCGAACTGATGAAAGCGGCTGCCGCGTTGCCGAGTGCGTCATACGACAATTCCTCATCCTCCCACCAGTCCACGCCGACAGTTCGAAAATGTCGGTCGACCGACATACCCCCCGAGATGAAGAAAAGTGAGCATTCGGGGACAAATCCGAAATCACCAAGATAATGTGGCAACGAAAGGCATGCTTGTGGATTGTCGTGGTTGCCGCGTATAAACTTATGAATAGTTGGCATTTGACATACCGCCTTGGCGTCCGCGCTTGAGAACACACCCATGTCACCCAGTTGCAGGGAACCTGAAGCATCCGCATGCTCGCGCAGCAGTTCCTGCCACAGATCAAACTGCCGATGGACATCGCCAATGATCAACATAGGTGCCTCAACGTAAACTATGGCTCAGAATTCTAGAACGGAATATCCGGGTTCCCGTCTTCCCAAAGCTCCAGTTGCTCGAACTTTGCGGGGCGGATTACGATACCAGTTGTTCGGCAGAGCCGGTAGACGAATCGGACCACTGCATCATCTGGCGTTCGAGCGTCTGGCATGCCAGCGATCTCGCCGAGCTGCCAACCATCGGAGTGACGCACGATTTCAAACAGAGTCGGGGCAAATTCAGAGCGACAGATCTCGAACACGGCTCGAGCTCCCCGCGCCATCTGACGTACACGGGACAGTGAAAAGAGGCAATTTTCGAACACCATTGCAGTTCGGAGCAGCGACGACACGCTCTCAATAAAACGGACGTCCGAAGGCATTGGTACAGGGCACGTGGGAAATGGGCGTAATCCATGCTTCCGCAGTAGCGCACGATCATCCAGGATTCCGTAGTACCGGTCGAAACTCTCGGCCAACCGATTTCTACTTCCAAAGCGCATTGGTGTTTCAATACCCAGGATCTGGACGACCTTCGAAATAAGCTCTACTTGGCGCACCACATCAGTGTCCGCGGGCGTCAGTGAAGCAAGAAAGTTTGGCGTCAACATGGGAAACAGCGATGGATCCGCGAAGATCGAAAGTGCGGGGTGGCAGAACTCGCGGTGATGACAGAAACTGCGGCGAATTGATGCGTCCTGGAGCGCGCGCCTTAGGCCATCGACATGATTGATGCTCGCGATCTCAGGACCAATTCGCGCCATGGCACTGGCACATTCCGGCGGAAAGCCAAAAGCTCGAAGCGTTTCTCGGCGATCGGTGACAATGGCCTTGGCCGCAGCCTCCACCACAGAATCCCATGCACACGTTTGCGCCAGCACAATCATCGTGAGCATCGGTTGGGTTCTCACCCAACTTATAGCAGTCGGAAGATCCTTGAGAAGACGCACAATTGCAAATGATGAGTGAGCAAATTTGGAAGCTGTGTTGAACTCCTGCTTGCCGACTGCACGCTGAAGCGCCACGATGTCGAGGGACATGTCTACACGCCGCTGGCGCTCGCGATTGCCCAGCCGACGCCAACGGACAGTCTTGTGCCGGGCCTCCTTATGAATGTGCAAAGCTACCTTTCGGGCGATAGAGATGTCGACCGGACAATCGCGTGGATCGATTTCGATCCACTCGGGCCGCGCGGCTGAAAACACGTGGCATTTCAAGGAATTGGAAATGTGATAAATGGGGCGGATCGGGCCAATCATAAATGATGCATCGGAGAGATTCCACGATGTAAGGCAGCGCGGGTTGCGGCCGAGAAATGGGGACCGAAATGGTTGGGTTGGTCTCGGCATGGTCGAGGTTCGAGGAAGGGTTCGCGATCACCTCGGAGCAGATGCCCTGGTCTGCCAATGAGGAACACCTACTACCGTCAACGATGTGGCGTCAGAATCGACCCTATTGAGGCACACCCGCGTGGCCGTTCAGGCCTCAGCGGTACACATACACCCGATGGCCTCCTTCACACCGCCAGTAGAATTCTGATGTCAGGCTGAAGAACGGCGTAGACCTGCAAAACGTCCACTGGACCGTCTTGCCACACCGCGAGCAGCGCTCCGTCTTCGTATTGCCAACTTGCTCTCTGAGTCTTTCGGTTGTCGTCTTCTCAGGCAAGTGGTTCCTCCTGTGCCGAGCTCTCGCGAGATCGATCTTGGGGTCCTGTGTTGCCGATGGCCCGGTACGCCCGAAGAGCAGCCTCGCGCGCGGCGTGTGCAGTGCTAGGCACATTGGCCAGCGCGTTCTTGAACGCCGCCGCCGATGGTGATCTGAGCGGAACCGTCAGAGGGTCGACCCGATGCTTGCCGCAGATTGGGCATTCAGGATTGCCCTCGACCTCTGCCCATACGGCCTGATAAGCATGCTGTCCCGGCACATCTTGGAAGAGAGCTGGGAAGAACCAGTAGTTCGGAACCATCCCCATCAGTAGGTACGGCGTCTTGGCGCTCACAGCCTCTTCAGCCAGATCGCGAAGCGCTCCCTTCGCGTCGATTGGCATCATCAACGACAAGGCCAGCTTGACCGCCGCCGAGGCGACATGGTGCACATCAACTCCAAGGGCGACCTCACCCTGGAGGCGGCCAGTACCATAGTCGGTGCGCTGGCTAACTCGCCCCGCCTCTCGCTCCATCACGCGACGGAACTGCGTCGCGCACTCGGGGCAGGGCGTTCGTTCGGGGACGCTGACGATGACCTCGCCGCCCTGTGCCCCAGCGAACAACCCTACGGAGACGAACGGCTTTCCTCGGGCGTAGGCAAAGCGCCCCAGTGCCTTGGTTGCGGAGGGATCATCGGCGGCATTGAAAACCAGATCCGCAGCCTTGACGAGATTGTCGAGGCCGGCGACGCCAAGGTCCTGGATCGATACTGCGTGCTGCGTGATGCTGGCGCAGGGATTGATGTTGAGTAGATTGCGGGCCAACGCAACGACCTTTAGGTCTCCCACGTCAGCGGCACGAAAGCTGGTCCTCGACAGGTTGGCACGCTCGACGCGTTCCGGGTCCACCAAATCAAGCAGCGCGATTCCGCTGCGGACGAGCTGCTCCGCGGCATAGGTACCGACGGTGCCGTTGCCAGTGATCAGCACGCGCTTTTCGGCGAGGCTAGCCGGAAGCAGGCCACGAGTCCTGGCTAGAGACTCATCACGGAATGTAGCTGCCAGAGAAGTTGTGTCAGCATTGGTCATGATCAACGGCCAATTGGCGGAAGCACCCATCTTGGCGTCCTCTGTGAGGGGCAGATTGGCGGTCGGCCCCCACGCAGAACGATAGGTGCGCCCGCCAGAGGGCGTACGGTGGATGTACGGACGGAGCGCCGCCGGAAGCCGCTCTTGCGGCGGACGTTCGACGGGCCAATGCAGCGGAAGTTGCATCGTCTGCCCGTCGTTCTGGCCGATGAAGGCGATCGGCGGCGAAACTGGGTAGTCGAGGCCGAAGAGGAGAGTGAGGTCCATTCGCTCCGACAGGACGATCTGGCGGCCGAAAAATTGCCGGCCTTCAAGTTCAACCACGCCTGTATCAACGACCGAATCGACACCCAGGTACTCGGCCACTCCCTGCGAGTCACTGCCGATTGGCAGAATGCGGGCCGTGACTTCGGAGATGCTGATTCCGTGCGGTCTTTTGCGCCGGCCGATGAACCACGATAGCTTTCCACCCTTCAGCCACAGCTCGTTCTCGCGGACCGCCTTGGAGCGAGGAACGCGGGTGCCTATCGGACAGAGGTAGGTACTGAGGTGGGGATTGGCATCCAGGCCACATGCCACTGCTCGGTGGTCAGGCCCCGAAAGGCGGTCGAAGGAGTCGGGATGAGTATGGATGATGCCTTTGAGTTCGGTGCCAGAGGTTTGCTCATGCTCGCGGACTTGTGCGGTCAGCCGCTTCGATGGCACAAAGCTCGCGCCGGTTGTGGCCGCTTCCTCGTCGTAGATGAACGCGGTGATGACCAGCAGGCCAGGAAGCCCGAGCATCGCACCACCCCGTTCCGGCGGAAAAGCCAAGAGCTTGCGTTCAATTGCAGTCGTAACGTCGTCTATGATCGTAAACATACGGGGCTCCAGTCTTGGTGAAGTTTAATTGGTAATCACACGCTCTCCGCAAAAACCATCCGCTGGTCTATCGAGCGGAAGGCCATCCATGCAATCGACATCTGGAAAGCCGTGAGGAACGTCATGGGTTGACCGGGGGCGAACGGTCCAAGGCGTCCGTCAGGCTGGATCTTCAGCTCAGTTGCACTCGGGTCCCGCTCTAGAGGCGGATCAACAAGACTTACGGCGTAGCCGCCTCCGTCGCTCCACAGGAAAAACACGTACCTTTCGCCGTAGGGGTCGCAGAGCGTATACATCCACCCCTCGACTTCCCCGGCAGACTGCCATGAGGCGTTCGCTGGCAAGAAGGCCGGCCTTGTTGGCTGGCTTGAGTTGTTTCCGTTCTGCGTCATCTGTCGTCTCCTTCGAGCCAACGCTCAGTACACTTC